TAAATCAAATGTTGGTAATTGCGCATCACCAAAGTTAAAGAAATCTTCATCAGGATTTACCTCACCACTTAAAGTTTTTTCCTGTAAAAGATCATCAACATAGATCTCTTCTTGAACATCTAACGGTAGGTCATTAATAGATGGGGCATAGAACTCTTTAGGGAACTCTTCTACCACTACTGATGTAGGTTCATCAAGACGTGTATCAGGTATTACATCAAAGATACTTAACTGATTATCTGGTTCTTGTACAGAATTTTGTACGTCCTCATGTACAATATCTTGTACATTTTTGGTTGTTACAAAGTGAGTGGTAATAAGACTATGACAAGCAGCTTGGTCCTCAAACCAGTTCTTAGGATGGGACATACGTAAAGCTGTAGCTACAGAATTGTAGTAGTTCCATGCATTAGACCAATCTATGTTGTACAATAGGGCAACTTCATTAATCAGACGGTCACGTACTGCAGATGCCTGCTCCTTATTAAGACATTGCTGCTCAATAAACATACGTCCAGTTAGTTCAGAATATGTACGTAGTGTAGCGGTAGATCCTACTAACATATCTCTTGCATGTACTAACTCGGTATAGTGAGCATTAGCCATGTTAAGCTGAGTCTGAATCATTTGAATAGCTTCTTCATCAGCCTTACCTGTATGCTTTCTAGCATAACTAGATAGGTTACCAGCAAAGATATAGTTACCAGTTTTTGGTATATATACACCAACACCGCACTTAAATCTCATAGACTTGTCATATGAGTTACCCCATACAAACATCATCTTCATATCAGGATCAGATCCTTGATCTAGAATATACATACCATTAGCAACATTACCGCCAATGCTTGCACGATAAAGTTCTTGTTCTACATTAAAGCCACGTGCTGCAAGTTCTTCATGAACTTTATCAATAATAGACTTGTGGCTAATAGGAGTGTAGCGCCCGCCATGATTAGGCAGGGCTACAGACTCCAAATACTCGCGGGTAATACCCGTTGGAATTCTCTTACTCATTTTAAAATAATGTTAGTTGAGCTGTTTGCTTGGTCTTAGATATGTTCTCAATCTCCTTATATACCTGTTCTAGGTAATAGTCTTCATTGATATCATAGTCTGACCATAGTTTATTTTCATACAGATTAAACTCAGTTTGCATCCATTTGCCAGCTTCTACTTGTATCTCTCTACCGTCTGCAGAATTCACCTTAATGATCTTACATCCTTTATTAGAGATATAGTAGCGTACTACACCTTGGAGCTCTTTGTTAATCCGTTGACCTTTAGAGAAACAGGTCTCAAGAAAGAACCAATCTCCTTTCTTCTTAACACCTTTACAGTAGTCAAAGATGTTGCGGTTCTGCTGAATAAACTTCTCAGGAACCACGTCTTTTACAAAATAGTTATAGATAGCCTTAGGCACAACAAGAGCGGATTTATTCTTATGTAAAGCTAAGTCTGCAAACTCAAATCTACCTTTACACTTGGTAGCTTTCATATAGAACTTTCCACCCTCTTGATAATAAACATAATGCGGAGTCTTCTTCTGTGCTGCATCCCAATCTTCTTTACTCAATTCTTTCTCTTTGAATACAGCAATGTAGTTGTTAACGTCCGCAAGTATAAGCTTACTATACTCGTCATGCTCAAGTTGTAGTTGGGTCATATCCTCCCACTTCTTACACACATCCATATACACATCTTTCATGTGTGATGGAATCATCATCTCAAGACCATCTGTGTTCTGCATAATTGGAATACTACCGGGTATTGCATCAGACAGCATCTCATATAGCATAGCTAGACTGAGCTGACCATTGATGGTGATACGCATAGTAAACTCTGGATCATACAGAAAACTATTCTCATCATTACTTAAACCATAAGTACTGTTAAGAATAATCTTGTATACATAGTTCTTTGGATCCTTCTTAGGTATCTTCTTTCTCTCCTCAAAGAACCACTCATACTGTTCACAGAACTCTTCTTTAGGTATGTGTGCTGGTGACCACTTGTTTCTAATAGCTAGGTTGGGATAGAAACTAGTAACGTCAGACGTCATTATAATCATCCCATCTTTTGCTTCATAGACACCAGACTTGGTAGCACCATGCACACCACCTAAACCGAAGTCAGTCTTTACACCTTTGTGAGTAATGGAATATTTAAACCCACCCTTTGTGTTTTGGGTATCAATAACTAGAGATTTAAACTTCTCATGAATCCCTATAAACTCTTTGCGTTTAAACTTAATGTAAGGTAGTATGATATCTCCAACAGTAATCTGTTCACGGATCGTTCTCATTTGTTTGAGATCATACTTACTTATCCCGGTCTTCTTACTCAAGAAATACAGGAATAGTTCCTTAGATATTCTTGGTTCAGAAGCACTAAGTAGATTGATGTTATACTCTTCACTAAGTGCCTTTCTCAACATTATCTGCTCCTTACTCAGATTCATAATCTGTTTGGTAGCAGCTACGTCATTTACACAATACTTAGTAATAGTATCAATCTCATCATAGGATTTAACATACGTGCTATGATGTATAGGCATATCACGTACATTATTCCAATCCATAGAAAACTCAATCCACTTAAGACTAGAACGCTTAGCAGGATTATCCCAATGGTTCAACCTGAATATGTCTAGCTGGGGAATCTGTAGAGCCCGTTCTGGATACTCTGGAAATTCACCAGCATTAGATAATTCAATAGTGCGTTGAGCCTTAAGATAAATGCTGTGGGCTATAGTCTCAGGATCTAAGCCACTAAGTTCTTCTCCATCTCTGAGTAAAAACTCTGTGATCTGCGAGTCAAAGTTTAAACCATTATAGGAGATATGATACTCCTCGTTTAACTTATTATCATTTAAGAAACTAAGTAGTTCATCATACTGATTCTTCAGTTCATGAACTACAAAGATCTTAGTCTCACTAGTTTTATACTCAGTGAATACAGCTACAAAGCAATTTATCAGGGTCTCATAGTCCATGACCCATCGCTTCATATTATTCCGTAACGCTTAATGTAGGAAAATTAGGGATATCGGTAGTAGAAACTTCCATGTCTAAATACTTAGCATAGTCATAAGACTCACTATTGTGTGCAAAGTGTTTGATGAAAGCTTCAATCTCACTACGTTCTTCTAAGTAATACTCTTGAAAAGTTTCAATAGTTCTACGTTCTTGTTTGAACGGAGTACCATCACGTCCTGGAGACTTGCGCATTTCAGGATCACCATTAGCATCTAGCTTAGGCATCATGTGAAATACATCTTTAGTAATAGCACCGATAACAGCTAGTACTTTAATCTGTGGATCATAAATACATTCTACATACGGACAATCCGCATCTGTAGGAATCATCTTGAAAGTCTTACCCTCTTTCCAAGTAGAGGTGATTAGCATCATGTTGCTCATAATTGTTGATTTTTTTAAGAGTGTCAAATATAGTCTAAAAACTGAATCTGTTTTATATCGCTGGTTAACTTTTCTTTCTCCATATTAGGAGGTTCACACAGTTGACCAACTTCCTTTAGTACTTGTACGGGGACACCAAGCTCATCAGCATAAAACTGATAATACCTATCTGGATTAAGATAGCTATCAATAAGAGAATGGTTCTGGATATTACCTTCAAAAAACTTAAGGATCAATGCCTTCTTGTCTTTTGCAATCTCGGTATACTTGCCACGTAGAAAACAATTCCACAAATGTGGTTCGCTTTCAAAGGTGAAAACATAAGCACCTTTATCATCAGGAAGCTCATAGAAGGATGAGAACTTAGGATTACCTAAAAGCTTTGTTCTTTCAAATATCTTAAACTCTTCATCATCTCTGAGTGTATAAACACAGATTAGATTTCTATCCTCAGGTTCTGACATACCTGTCCAAGAAATATAACTTTCTGCTGGTGTAATACTTATACCACGCTTGATACCTAAAAATGGATATAGAAACATTCTAGATTTCTGCGTATATGTTGTATACAAGGATTTAATCATAAATTTTACAAGATTACGTTACCTACCTCATACTCATAAGGTAAGTTATATTTTCTATTTGTGTAATGATAGTCTGCAATTTTCATTACATCATCAAGCTTATCTAACCATTCTTTAAGTGTTACAGCACTAACTTCAAATGCATAACACTGGGTGAGTTTATCAACCACTATGAAATGAAATTTAATCTTATAATCACTTAGGTCTGGGTAGTTAGCTCTTACTAATCTACAGTACACTGCAGCTTGCAACCAGTATTTATAATACTCTATTGTCTCTGGGAAATCTTGTAACAGTTTTCCACTAGTCTTGAGGTCATTAATATAAATCACCTTGGCACTGTGATCAATGTTAATGTTATCTACAAAACCTCTGAGTCCAAAGCTATACTGTGTCTCCATTACAAGTGGCACCTCACTAAAACTATTGGGGCTACCAATGTTTAGCAAGCTTGTAATCTTTACGTTAGATCTTACAATCTCAGCATAACCTTTTACTCTTTCAAGAGTGTCATTATCTATAACAGATTTGTCACCCTTATTGATTAAGAAGTCATAGTAACTTTTACTTGCGTCAGTAACTATCTTCTCAACTCTTTGTGCATCAGTCTTGAGACTCTGATGCAGATTGATTTCCTTTAGCACTTCAAGGATATCAAATTCATTCTCCTCCAAAGATAAGGGAATATGACCATTGGCATATACTCTAGTGAGTACTTTGTCAATAACATTTTTAGTGCTGTCACCCGGCAAGTTAACCGGGGACACCACATACTTGTCATCAAACTTATCTTCCTCTAGTAAAAGACAGTGAAGCAAGCTACCTTCAATCAGGTGCTGCTCCATCTTGTCCTCTCTTTGGTTAAGGATATAATGTCTATAAAATGCACTTGGGGCAAACAATAACTTGTTAAACCCAGAATAACTAAAATGAAACTTCTTGCTGTAGAAGTTCTCCTCCGCTTGGAAGTCTGTCAACATATCCTTTTTCTTTAAATATTTTATCTACTTTTGCTTGAGCCTCTGGAGTAAGACGGATATCTACTACCTCATAGTGATTACTATAAGTTGCAGAACCCTCAGCATACTCCTTCTTAATAATATCTAGTAGCTCTGGTGTTAACAGGCCTTTCTCAATACTAATGTCAAAGATTCTATCTTTATCAAATCTATACTTGTTATAACCCATCCACTTGGTAAGAGACTTGAATGCTACAGTATTTTTGTAACTGTGGTTATCAATAACATTTCTACCAAATTCCTCAAGTAATAACGCAAGATACATAAAGCTTTGCTCGTAATTACAGTTAGCCATAATAGTCATGGCCATCATGTAGTTAGTCTTATCCTGACTTTTAAACATTGTTCTTACAGATTCATAACCATCTTTGTCCAGCACAGTTTCACCAAGCATGTTTATTAACTCCTTCTGATCATAAGCCTTAGCAGAAAACGGAGGAGTATAAATGCTGCTGTCTTCTATAATACTTACAGAAGTTCTATCTATACTAGCATGATTAAAATCCATAGACTCATATCTATATTCATACCCGCTACCCCAGTAAGTTTTATGCCTACTCGGATTCTTATGATGATCCTTATAGATAATATTAAGCTTACTTCTATCGTCTAGTAAACAATACTTAATAGGTTCTGTAGCTAGGTGTGCCTCCATCTGCAGTAAGATCATCTGTGCATTACAGGTATCTTTAAAATTAGATAGGAAGTATTTGACACCATACACTGGTACAAAGTCTGTGTAAGGATGCTTGATGTTAGCATCATAAAACTCTTGGCAAGTTATGATTGCATCTGCTTTATTAAGATCTCTAACAATCTTGATTCCCTTGTCTTCAAGAAATGGGCGGACCCTTTCTCTAGGGATATTTACCTTAGGAGTAAAGTATATAGTTTTTACATTAGATAGATCTAAACCTTGTTGAGTATTTACTACATCAACTCCTGTATCTGTCCAGCGTAAACTGGCAGGCTTAAGATTATTATCTACATATACATCTACAACATCTAGTGCAAAACTAGAACTGTTCTCCATCCTGAGACGGAATGCTTTTGCTTTCTTCATTTTTAGGAGTGTTTTCGTTAACATAATCCTGGTAAGACTTAGTTATCATAATGTCTACACCAAAAAAGCTTTTGAGTTTATCCAACTGATCTGTAAAATACTTAGTTGACTCTTTAACTTCATCATAAAGGATATCCATATAGTTCTCTTCAGTAAGAGAATTGTTCTGTAATAAGTACTTAAGAGTTTCTCTATAGTTATACCGGCTAATTTTAGTTACATCAAAGCTCTTTCTAAAGATCTCTAGGTTCTTTTTACTCATAGCATATTCTATACGGTAGCTATGTTCTTTAATAAGCTTTACAATATAATATCTAGACTTATTATAATCACAATTAAACAACATCTCTGCTGCTAACATCCGGTCCTCATTACCAGCATTCTCAAACATAATATGAAGTGTATTATATACATCTGCATCTATGGTGACACGCTCTATAGAGTTAAATAACTTTTCTTCATTTACAACCGGGATACTAGCAGACAAGATTCTATGTAAGATTTCTACACACTCCCCGGATACTATATTGTAAGTATGGTCAGTAGCATATAGTGACCCCCAAGAATCTTTGTAATTATAATACCTGTTGGTAAATAATACTTTACTTCCAATAGGAGTTTCCAAATCAGGAAACTGTTTGAACTTAGCCTGTATAGCAGCTATATCAAAATCGGTATTTATAAAAAAGTGCTTAAGATCAATCTTCTCAGTACCAAGAGTTTGTGCGGGTTCACTGTTTACTGGTCTTAAGATGTTATTCTCATTGCCTATAAACAAGTCTGCCCTAGATATATCGTGGGTAATAGTAATCCCATGCATCTTACAAATCTCTCTGAACTGCACCTGTGTATACATACAATTGGGAAGAATATAAGCCCTACTCTTTTTAGCTACAGTAGGCATATCTCCACCAGTCAATAGTTTGTGGATCTTTGGTAGATCCTCATCAGTTACGCTATACATATTGTACAACTCAACTGTATCTTTAGGAAAAGCTATAATCGGCATAGCCTCCCCGATAAAGGGAAGCTGTGCCAACATAGTAGCTGTAACCTTATTAGAGCTTAGATTAGCTTTCATTATTTTACGGCCATTTTAACAATCTCTGGATTAAGCATAAGCTTTGTGAACTTAGTCTTGTTACCATTAATAATACCTTTTACAATTGCATACTTAAGGTCATTGGTAAACAAGTCCTTATCTGTGATAAAGTTTGTTACACGGTCAATGATCTTTTGGTCAACAGTATTTGTATTAGAATAGTGTACAGTAAAGTTGATCAAGCGATGTGCTAGTACGCTAGCAATATCTGCACGATAGTCATTACCATCTACCTTACCCATAGTGCTACCCATCTGACCTTTGATATGCTCCCAGTTAGTATGCGTTAACATGTCCTTAGGAGAAACCATTTGGTCCAACTTGTTGTGAATAAATGTAGTAAATAGAGTAGCAAACTCTGCACCTACACTACCCTCACCAATCATCTGCACTAGTGGCAAGTGTTCTTCAAAGTTCTCTAAGCTAGAGATACTGTTAAAGAAAGTGGTAATACTACGAGCATTAGTTTTTTGAGTTACAGTCTCAGGGTGCATCAACAAGAAGTTAATACAACGAGAGTCAATCTCATTTTGCTCAGCCCAACGAGCCCAGCACTCTGCATCAAACTTTAAGTTAGTAGTAATAAAACGAGTCTTCTGAGCTACGTCAATACTAGTAACATTATAGTCTCCATTATCTGGATTAGTAGTCAAGATGATGTGCCAGTCCTTTGGTAGCTTCCAAGAGATGTAAGTCTGACGGTCAATCAACTCCATACACGCCTGCAAGAATCTGCTATCTGCACGAGTATAGTCATCGAGAATCAAGATACCACCTTCTTCTTTACCTTGGATCCACTCTGGAGTAGCATGAGACATACGCTTCTCTCCACTAGGAACATATTTATTTTGAACATACATTGGCATTACATTCTCAGGTACCCATTTGGATACCTTCTTGCCATCATCAGTAGTCTTAACTACTTCAAATTCTTTAATAGGAAAACCGGTTAAGTCACCAATCTCCTCAATCTGAGCAAGATTAATCTTAACAACATTAAGACCTAGGTCTTTACCTATCTCAAGGATGGTACTTGTCTTACCAATACCAGCCTCACCCTCTACAGCAATTGCTACTGGTATTTTACCATTAGCCTGTAGATATCTATTGTTACTTACAATATGATTTACAAATGTCTTTAACTCGTCAGTGTTAAGATTTACTTGGGTTGATTGTACTTTACTCATTTTACTTAGTTTAATTTAATTTTAGGTCCGGGAAGTTCTTCATTCATCTGAGATCTAGAAGAGATTACCCACAACATTTTACCTCTTGGTTTTACACTACAGCGGCATTCGCCATCTGTTAAATAAATCATGCAGCTATAATGACCAACGTGCTCATTATAATACTCAATTACTGGATCAAACTCGGTACCACCGCGTCCAAATATTTCTACAGTGTCTCCAGCCTTGTAAGGCTTGATACTATTAATCTTAGTGTCACATTGTAACACCGTGATATCAGTACCTGTTTTATACATATGATCAATCTCGTGGAAGAATTCTCTAAGTTCATCATCACATACAGAACCACTGGTATCTATAGCAACTAGGATGTGTCTCTTAGGTTTTATCTTAAGACCGGCCATCTCCTCAAAGCGCTTGTTGAATTTTCTTCTAAGCTTCTTTGTGAATACATTCTGAGAACCGCCAGCAAATCTTCTAAGATAACCTTTCCAGTCAAACTTAGGTGGCTCACTGCTGTTTATCTTATCTAACAAACCTTGCATCTCTCCAGGTAAAGTACCGCGAGACTTAACTTGCTCTGCTACTTCTTTAAGAGTATGCTCTAGTTGTTTTTCTATAAGTTTCTTCTCTGCCTCAGGTAAATCTTCAAAGTCTTTCCATGTGCTATGATCAGGAACAGGATCACCATCTTCATCGTGATCTTGCCCATTAGCTATAGCATCTAGAATCTTTTGTAGTTTACTCTTGCCACCACCACCATTCTGCTGTTCTTTGTCCTTAGCTTTAGATAGGATTTCATAATACTCTCTACAACCTGCTTTAGGCGGTAAGTTATATTCTTTAAATGCATCACCATCTATAGTACAACCACCTTCTGGAAGATACTGCTTATCAATATACTGATTGATCTCCAAGTCCATAGCTATATTAGCTAGTCTCTTGTCTGCAAAGTTATCATGCATAGTAAGATGGAAGAATGCTATATGCAATAGCTCGTGCTTCAAGAGACCTATACGGTGCTCATGACTTAAGCTATTCCAGAATTCCTCATTAATACTAAGCTGATAATTAATATTGTTCTTACTCACACCTGCGGTAGGAACTCTCTTTTCCCAAAGCTTGTTTAGTCCAATGAGAAAGAGCCCGTAAAAAGGCTCCTTCAACATTAGTTCTTTACTTGCTTTAGCTAGACTCTCATGTTTATCCATGTCTCTTAGTTATACTAATTTTATACTTGTCCATAAAGGTGAAGCCTGCATCCTTAAGCTGCGTCTCTATCTCATTAGAGAAACGAGCTATAGCAAAGCTTTCTTGCAAAGGATCATCTTTCTTTTTCTGAGCAATATGTATGATAGTTGCCCAATCTACATTCTTAAAGTTACCGTCTTTAATAACAGCGTGCTTGTTTACAACAGCACTTATCTGATCAGTGAACAAGATACTTCTTTGCTCACTACTAATTTCTTTATACAGCATTAAGACATAGACTATGTTAGTGTCTATATCCATGTTCTCTAAGATGCTTTGTACAACATTAAGGTTACTCTTATCTGAAGAGTTAACCATGTTAAGCATGTTGATGTACTCAGCCTCACTGATTTTAAGATTACTAGTCATTTATCTTTTGGGTTTTTAACATCCACAACGGTGGGTTATCTAGGTTAGTTATCCATTCTTTTGCACTTGGTATATAACCATTGCAATCTTCTTTTACATGTTGTTCACCTATGTAGCGAACCATAACTCTTTTACCATCTGAGTTAGTAATGTGAGTACCAAATACTTTTTCACATTCAAAGATACCTTCACTGTGATGCCTAAATAATCTATGACGGCTATCACCTAGCCAAGACTTAGTAGCATCAAACCAGTTGTGAATATCTAGGTAATCCTCTATTTGCCCACCCCATTTATTAACAGAGCTGCGGGCATGATCATATGGATGAGCCATTAGTAATCTAGAGTTTCAATATCTATAGATTCATATGCTTCATCGGTTGTTCTTACATAACCGTTTACAGAAACCGTGCTGTCTTCTACATTAATACATACATTACCGTAACCACCATCGTTGTTATACCAATCCCAGTTATAGTGATTATTTAAGATATGGTAACCAAAGTCTTCTAGTTCTCCAGAGAACATCTCATTTACTTTTACATACTCATCTGTACCATATTGAAATGGTTCAAAATCTATATCACTAATAGAACCTGAGTCACCTGACCCATCATAGTTTATATACACAGAGATAACACCCTCATCTCGTAGTCTTGAGATAAGTGCACTTAATTTAATACTTGCCATAATTACTTTTGTTTATAGAATCTCCCCAGTATGTTTGCGTTTAACCAGAAGTCTTTCTCTAGTACTTCATACATAAACTGGTACTTTACTTCTTGATAAGAAAGCTCCGTCTTAGAGTAGCATATCTTTAGGATAGTTCTCCTAATATCCACCCCAGCTTTGTGAGCTGCCTTAAGTTTTTCATTACTACTATAGTAGTTTTGATATACAGTTTTTCTTACACGCTTGTAAGCCTTCTTGCGTTTATCAGTAGGCATAGCCTTCTTAGAAAGCTTTGTCTTAACATCCGCAAAGAAGTTCTTCTTGCCTATGTAGGACATGCGTCTACCATCTAGGATAACATCCATCTGGTAGACAAATCCTACAGCACCCTCAGGAATCATGTCCTCGGTGAATTCTTTATGCTGATATATCCAACTCATTTCTTTAATGCTTCTTTTAATAAAGGGTGTAGTGCCTTTCTTGTCTCAGGTATGCCATAGTCTCTAACAGAATCTGATAGATCCTTAGACATTGGTAGTACAATACCTGGAATATCATACTCCTCTTTGTATTTATCTACAGCTTTGAGACCTGCAGTATCATTATCAAATAGAGTACAGATAGCTTTGTATTTAAGTTTGTACATTGCAATTGCACCCGGAGGTATCAATGCATTCTCACTATCTGGTGCAACAACTTCTAGATTGTAACCGAACTTAGTAAGACACATAGCATCCTTAAGAGAACTACAGATTACAAGATTAGGTTGGTCAAACTTTAGCTGATCAGTACCTTGGATATAGTTCTTTATCTTAAGAAACTTATGATCAGCAACTTTAGGTTGGTATATCTTATATACTGTACCATCAAGTCTGGTATATGCATATAAGTTAGGACCATTAATAGTCAGCTTCTCACCGGTCTCTTTCTCCATACGGTAGCTCTCAATAGGTAGAACCTTATACTTAGATAGAGTATCAGAGTCAATACCAAACTGTGTCCAGAATTCTGCATCTCCTTTAACCCATTGTCTAGCAGTATAATCTTTAACTTGATATCTAGCTTGCTTCTTAAATGAATTTATATCTAGGGTAGTTTTACCGCTTAGTAGAAATTCATTATAATCAGATAGGATCTTAGCTGTAGTACTAGAAGGTGTAAGGTCAAAAAGATTCATTACTAAATTAAAAGCACTACCGCCCTTGTTAGTAGAAAAATCTTTATAGCAGTACCTATCCTTATTAAAGAATATCACAAAGCTAGGAGTACGTTCTGTCTGATTGAATAGAGACTTAATCTTTACATCTTGACCTGTAAGTCTTTCACTAAGACCGCAGTAGTTTTCAAATATCCAATTAGATGGTACATCCTTTAGATCTTCAACAAGGGATTTAGTTCTAATCATAACATGAATATAATGACAAAAAGGGGAGTGAAGATACTCCCCTTTCTATCAATTAGCAAATTAATTAAATCTGAAAATCGTCACCTACTGAGGATGAGGTAGTTACACCTTCACCAAAGGAAGCAACAGTCTCAACTTTCTTTCTCTTGATATGAGTATCAGGATCAAAGTCAACTACTTTACTTTCAGTAACAGGAGTATCAGCAGATTCAAAAGCATACTGACCTCTACCTGGTTTAACAAAATACAGATCAAAGTTAGTATAACCTTGCTTGTTAGTATATTCAGAACCACCAATGCAGCAACGTAACTTGTTACCTGTAAATGGTTTGTCTTGGTTAAACTTCTCAACAAGACTTTCTACAGTCTCATGCTTCATGTCTTCTGCTTGAAACCAGTCTAGACAATTAAGAGCGCGACATAGATTCTTAAGAGCTTTAACAATCTCTGTATCACGGTTAATCACTATACCTGTTTTAGTAGTAGCATCAGAATATGCATACTGAGATGTCTTAACATATGCTACCTGACCTTTGTGACGTCCTAAAGATTCATTCTCTTTGTTAAAGAAGAAACCTTCAAAACCTTCACCCATGTCAGGACCCTCTAGTAATAGAACAATACTATAAGCATTTCTATTATAAGGAGGTGCATCTAACTTAACAGAGTTAACTGTAACAATATGGTTACCTGGTTGTAGAACTTTTGATACGCTGCTTGAGCCTTCGTCTGGGATGTTTGTACTTATCATTTTACTTAAAATTAATCAACATAAATTTTATTCCAGTGAGTAATAACCTCACCATTCTCATCTACTTCAGAAAGAACAATCTCCTGATTGCTTAAGTGCTTTGGTCTAGCACCACAAGCGATGTCATCACTTGTCTTAAAGCTTAGGATATTTTGCTTTCCTTTTCTGTAAAGATAGCCAATAGATCT